CTGCGCATCGGGATGTTGAAACACTCCCCACGTGGTGCAGGCTGAATAATCTGCGCGGTTGTTCTTCTCAAAGGCTGTGTCCCAGCTTTGTATCAAGTAATCACAGGGAGGAGGGGTGTCTTCGCCCCAAATCTTCCACATATCCCGCTTGATGATGGCGCTTTCGTTGCCGGTTGGGTTTGGTTGGTACTGGGCTTCCCATTTAGCTGCGGGTAATTCAGCTTTCAGTGCTTCTAGTTCAATTTTTGACCAAAATCCGGGCCATAGAGGGGTTCCTGACGGCAAAATTGCAGGGAATTCAATAACTTCCCAGTCATCCACGCCACCTTTTTCTGAGTTTTTCAGGATTTGCCCAGTCAAATCCCTCTTTGACCACCTTGTCATCACGATGATGATGGCTCCGCCGGGCTGTAAACGCTGGCGCGGGCCAGATGTGTACCACTCATAGACCCCATCAAACACTGCGGGGTTGTTTTGTCTGGCTTCCTGCTCAGAATGCGGGTCATCAATGATCAAGATATCAGCACCCTTACCGGTAACAGCACCACCCACACCGATAGCAAAGTAATCGCCACCTTTGTCGGTGTTCCACCGCCCCGCCGCCTTTGAATCGCTGGACAGTTTTGTCTCAAACACCTTGGAATAGTTTTCAGACTGAACAAGGTTCCTGACCTTACGACCAAAACCCACCGCCAATTCTGCGGTGTGCGCAGTCTGGATAATCTTTTTCTGCGGGTATTTACCAAGAAACCAAGAGGGCAACAAGTATGACGCAAACTCTGACTTTGTATGACGAGGAGGCATGTTGATGATCAGACGCTTTAGCGTCCCTGCCGCAACCCTCTCAAAAGCACTTGCCATGATTGAGTGGTGTTTTCCAGAAATAAACCCGGGCCACATCTGCGTGACGAAATACAGAAAACTCTCTTGGCATCTCTCAACCCTGTCCATCTCCAACAGCTGATAGACCTTAGCCCGATCTTCCGGAGGAAGACTGTTGGCAATCCCCAGATACTCAATGATCTCCGCCCGGGTAAGCAAACTCATAAGGCTGAGATCTCTTTGACCGACCGATCAACCAATTTGATCGAGTGGAACTTGTGGGGTTTTATAGAAACATAGCCGTCATCCTGCAACCTGTGGACGATACGGTGAATATTTGCCTTTGACTTCATCTTCAAGCCCTTGGCAATCACCTCGTACGATGGTGCAATGCCATGAATACGAATGTATGCTTTTATGAAATCAAGGACAAGTTGTCTGCGTGGAGTCATTTTCTGGATAAATGTTTAAACAAACCCAGTTTAAACGCAAACACGAACGTTCGCAAGTCCTTTGTGGAAAAAAATATACACCCCCGGGGTCATCCGTTTTGGACATTGACGGGGGGTGTTTGGGATGCGAACGTTCTCAGAGATGTGGGAGAGGTAATTGGGGGAGTGGAATAGAGTGTAAGCGTGGGAGGGGGAGGTAAGCGGCACGTCTTGGGGGGTGGGGTACGGCGGGGTCGCACCACGCTACGCATCGATGCCATCGCCCGCGCACCGATGACCGTTGATGGGATGGGATCGTTTACACGTCACGTCACGCACACTGATGCATGTCACGCACTAGCCTTGCGCTCTCGCACTAGCTTGAGGTGTATTCCCAGTTCGCGCTTCAACTGCTCTGCTGTTACTGCTTCCGGCTTGTCTGCATCTGCTTGTGTAAACAACCCTGCTGACTTACCCAACAGTTCAAGTGCTTTTAGTTTTGTTCCCTCTTGCTTTGCTTGTTTACTATGTGCAACCAACTGTCGCAATACGTATCGTTGCGTTGCCGCTCGATCCTCTGAGAGATGCTCTGCTGTTTCCTCTAGTGCATCCTGAACCATGACTGCTATGCGTGGATCTCTGCTCAGCTTGTATGCTGACGTGGTAATGCTTGCGTCTGTCCCTGCGCTGTTCGGGTATGCGTCCTTATAAGCTTGTTTGTATGTTTTCCCTTGTATAAGCCCTTGGGCAAACAGGGCTTGCGACACTGTAAGAGGTCTTACCCTTTGGTGATTCTCGCTACCATGTGGTTTGCCGTCTGCCCTTAGTAGAGGTGCGTCTGCGTGAGCGGCGAGCCGTTCCGCTACGCTAAGATCGCCCAGCCCTTGATCGTTATCATCCTGATAATCATCATCATCCTGACTAGCAACCTCAAGTGCCTTCAAATACTCTAATTTTGATATCTTTTCCATTTTCATAATCCTTGCTTTTGACCATGCACCTGTACAAATCAACATACTGACAGTTTAAACAGTATTGTTCGCATTGTCCACAGGTTGTTGTTTTGCTTGTGGATAAGCTCAAGGTTATCCACAGGTTGTTAGCCGCACTGTATGTGCATACAGAAAATTATCCACAGATTACTCCCAGCTTTACCCACAGAACTGTCCACATATGCCACAAGTACTATTACCCACAAAACCAGTGTGGTCAAATCCTAAACCTATAGATCTCAAAATCAATCAATTATCAAAGCAAATTAGATCCAGTGCTGAAAAATTAGGCAAAGTATTACTGTACATACATACATGCCTCTAGAATCGATTTAAACACCCCTAGAATCGATTTTGACCTTGGCTGGTACGTAGCCACTCGCTGAGCTAGACCCCCCTGCAAGACCCCTTAGAAGCCGTTTAAATGGCAATATACTTTTGTTTTCAACGCTCGCAAATGACCGTTGTTTTTGCCCCTGCTTTACATAGCATTCCCCTAGAAGTCAGCACACATATATAAATGCAGTCAGCCTGACCGCCCCGCCAATAACCCCACAAGTCAGTCAGGATATATCAGCCCTGTTTGACTTTCCTGTTTAAACCTCAGAACATAAGGACTAGTAGATTTTTTCCACAAGGACTATCACATGACTAAGTCACTCAAATCAGTTATCGAAACTTTGCTCGCCCAAGGTTTCACCCCTGTTCAAGTTCGCGAAACCCTCGCGGCTGAATACTGGATCGACCCTTCTGTCGATCGTTTTTTGTCAACCATCTGAAAGGCTACCCATGACACACAATACCCGCGAGGATTGGTTAACTGATGCAACCGCTCAGCTTAGACCTATCTTTGACCTGATCGGCAGACCCCTGCCAAAACGCATCCGCGTTGCCACTGGTCACCCTCTTAACTTTAAACGCAACCGCCGCCTTGGTGATTGCCATGCCGCTGGTGACTCAGCAGACAAGTCAATTGAGATTTGCGTCTCGCCTACAGTCGCGAAACCCTTGGACGTGTTTACCGTCTTGCTGTCGCAATTGTGCCGCGCCACTGCTGGTGCGCTGTCCTATGGGACTGCTTATGCCGCTGTCGCCACTGAAATGGGACTTGTCCCTACCAATACGACAACCCTCGATGCATGGAAAACTTGCAAGGGCAATGACCAGTTTGCAACCCTGTACGGCGACATGATCGCCGGACTGGGCGACTACCCACATGCCGCGCTGGGTGTAGCAGACACACGCACACAAGGCACAAGGATGCTCAAAGCCTACTGTCCAACGTGCGCGGCTGACGATCCCACAAGCTACTACACCGTGCGCTTGACCAGCAAATGGGCGGCGATGGGACTCCCATCATGCCCTATCGACAACACCGTTTTCACCCTCGAACTCTGAAAGGCAAATCATGACTGAAAAAGAAATCACCCTCGCGATCCTCTCCCTTGGACAAGGACGCATTGTCGGAGCGTTTAAAAAGCTACACCCAACCGACATTGTCCCCGCTGTTAACCCCAATGGTCATTGTGCCAAGGTGCTTGCACAAGGGGTTGCCAAAGGCTTTTTCACCTTGGACGATATCAAGTCTGCGCCTGTCCATGTCACCGCCACTGGTGCGGCATTTGACCCCGCCATGTTCGATGCTATCGGCGCGGTTGCAAACCGTGCTGAGACCATCGCGCTGGAAGCTAAGGGCGAGGCTAATGAATCCATCGCCAAGGCGAAACATGCCATGTTTATTGCAAAGAACATAGGGGACATGACTCAAGTAGCATTGGAAGAATTCTCCGAAAAGCTACAGACCGAACGTGACCTTGCAATTAACGTCAACCCTGCGATTGTCGAGACCGCCGTCAGCAAGCTTATCGCCAAGGAATTCGATTCATTTAAACGTGTCGTGACTGATGCCAAGGCTGAGGAAATAATCGCAGACTTGACCGCCGTTCACGTGGTTGACCGCCGCTCTGCGCTGGACGTGTTCGGGTTCGATATCCGCGAGCGCAACGGTGACCCTGTCATGGTTGAAATTTGGAATCACCCTGCCGCGCCGTCCATCGATCCACACTGGGTATGGTCAGAGAAAATTCTGCGGGCGATCCTGACCGTGCAAGGCACACACGACAATTTG